GGAAAAGACCCGCAACACCTCACACTAAGGATATAAGTTATGGAAACTGTAAAAGCCCGCCGTGGTCGCCCTGCTCGTAAAGAGCCATCTTTGCTTGAAAAGGCTCTCCACGCAGAAAATGCCCCAGCAGAAGTTGCTACTGCCTCTGCGATTGAACGCCCTTCCATGCGCCCGTCTATGCGTGAAGATGACCCAAGAGCTGCTGCTGCCCGCCGTGCTGCGGAAATCCGTGGCCATTTGGGCGATTTGGATGAAGGAACTGATGAGTTCCGCGCTCCTCCCGCGCCAGATGGTTGGACCTACCAGTGGAAGCGCAGGGTTAATCTTGGGCAGGAAGACCCAGCTTATCAGGTCAAACTTGCCCGTGACGGGTGGGAGCCTGTGCCAACGGCTCGTCATCCCGAGACAATGCCGCATGATGGCAAGAACCCAATCATTGAACGCAAGGGCATGGTGCTGATGCAAATGCCAACTTCAATTATTGAAGAAAAGCGCAACATTGAACTTCGACGCGCCAGAGGTCAGGTTCTTGGTAAACAACAACAGCTTTCACAAGCCCCTGATGGTCACTTTGAACGAAATCGCAAAGAGACCACAATCAGAAATAGTTACGAACCACTACAGGTTCCAAACGAATAAGTGACAAAAGGGCCGTGTAACAGCGGCCCTTTACATTTATGGCATGGCATAGTATTATTTTGTCATGATCCTTATTGGACATGCCTTCCCCCGGCGCGGAAGGTTCGCCTATTCCCGGTTCTAAGTCTCCCCGGTGCGAGATGATGAGCTTTCCCGTTAAAAGGAGAACCCGTCATGGCGAACACAAATACGCCTTTCGGTTTCCGTCAGTACAGCGGCACTGGGTCGTCTCCGACCTATGAACAAGTTGCTGGTTCGACGGCTTATAATGCTTCTGCGATTTATTACGGCGATCCCGTACAGCTTGATGCTAACGGCTTGATCATTGTCGGCACTGGCTCGGCAACGATTGCTGGCGTTTACTCTGGCTGCCAGTATCTGTCGGTATCTCAGAAGCGCACAGTATGGTCCAACTATTGGCCCGGTTCTGACGTTGCCTCTGGCAATGTTGTGACCAGCTACTATGTCAATGATCCCAATGCAAAGTTCATTGCTCAGACTGACGCAACTGGCCTTACTCAGGCTGGCGTTGGTGCAAACATTGGTTTTGCCATTGGCACTCCGAATGCTGCTTCTGGCATTTCTGGTGCTTACATTGACGTTTCGACCATTAGCCCATCAACCACCACATTGCCTTTCCGTGTTGTCTCCCTTGTCACTCAGCCTCCCGGCGTGAATGGCACGGAAGCTGGCGCGTATAACCTTGCGATTGTGGCCTTCAACAGTGTCACCACCAAGACACTTGTTGGTATCTAAGGAGTAAAGTGTCATGGCTGTTAATTTAAGTGCCATTAAAGACCTTCTGCTCCCCGGCCTCCGTGGGGTTGAAGGCAAGTACGAGATGATCCCATCTCAGTACGACAAAATCTTCACCAAGCATGATTCTAAAATGGCTTTGGAACGCACCGCTGAAATGCGTTACCTCGGCTATGCTCAGTTGAAAACTGAAGGCGGTCAGACTGCTTTCGACAACAATGCTGGTGAGCGTTATGTCTACAATCAGGAACACACCGAAATCGGCTTGGGGTATGCAATTACCCGTAAGGCGATTGACGACAACCTGTACAAGACTCAGTTCGCACCGTCGAACCTCGGCCTGATTGAATCTTTCCAGCAGACCAAGGAAATCTACGGCGCAAACGTGCTGAACACTGCAACCACCTATAACGCCTCGGTCGGCGGTGACGGTAAAGCTCTCTGCGCTACCGACCACCCGATTGACGGTGGCACGGTTGCTAACCGCGCTGCTGTAGACGTTGATCTGAATGAATCAACCTTGCTTAACGCAATGATTGGTATTCGGACCGGCTTCAAGGATCAGGCTGGGTTGAAAGTGTTTGCCCGTGGTCGCAAGTTGATTATTGCTCCTGCAAACGAGCCAGTAGCAATCCGCTTGACCAAGACCGAACTGCGTCCCGGAACTTCGGACAACGATGTCAATGCTATTATGATGACCGCCGGGGGCCTCCCTGAAGGTTATATGGTTGATGACTTCTTGACCTCTGCTGGGGCTTGGTTCCTGCTTACGAACATTGATGGTCTTGCCTATATGGAACGCATTAAGTTCGAAACGGACATGCAAGTCGACTTTGTGACGGATAACTTGCTGGTTAAAGGTTACGAGCGTTACAGCTTCGGCTACTACAACTGGCGTTCAATCTGGGGTTCGTTCCCATCGTAATAAACAGGGGGCGGGTAACACTCGCCCCTTTTTTCTGGTATTCCTGATTGCATTGACCGACCAGACGGACTCTGCATAGACAGTGCAATCGTATCATGCAGGAGATTCCCATGGGAATATCTACATTTACTGGCCCCATTAAGGCGGGTAACGTCCTTAACACTACCGGCACTACTGTTGGTTCGGTTAAGAACGTTGGCTTTGTCATGATGGTGCAAACTGTTCCAATTACACAGGCTGGAACGGCAACTGCTACCGCAACTGCTATTTGCATCCCCGCAAAAAGTCATATCGTCAACATTCAGGTGTTGGCAACGGCTGCTTGGAGTGGTGCGGCTTCAACAATTAGCCTTGGAACTTCCGCAACCTCCACTGAGTTGGTTTCGGCTGGCAGCATTGCTGCTATTGGATTGGCTGCTTTGACACCCGGCACTGATGCAACTCGTACAGCTAAATGGTCAAATGTCGGTACGTCCGATGTGATCATTTATGCTTTGTCTGCAAACACTGGCACGGGTGTCGGCGATCTTGTCGTCCGTTACATCCAAGCTGAAAACGCTTAATTAGCTATTAGGAGGCTAAAATGAAGGGTCGTTCCAAACGTGCATCGGGCGGTGTCAACGAAGCCGCTCAGGATAAGTCGCAGAAGAACATGCGCTACACCTACCAGAGCAACGTCAATGAAGCTGCTGAAAAGCGGAAGCACGGCGGCAAGGTAGCTGGCATGAAGGCAAGTGGCGGCATGTGCCGTACTCCACGCAAGTCCGGCGGCCGTCTGGCTGGTGGTGATTGGGCCGCAGCTCAGTCAGGGACCCCTGCAAAGGGTCGTAATGTCTCTGGCTCGCTTGACTAATCCCCAGCTTGCTTCAATATGATTACAGCGGGGGCCTTTGCGCCCCCGTTTGTCTAAGGAGGGGCTTATGTCTGGCGCGTGGACTCGTAAAGAAGGCAAATCTCCCAGTGGGGGTCTTAATGAAAAGGGCCGCGCTTCTGCCCGTGCAGAGGGCCATAACCTTAAAGCTCCTACGAAAGATGCTGACAATCCGCGTCATAAGTCATTCTGTGAGCGGATGACAGGTATGAAGCGCAAATTGACAGGCTCGGCAACTGCTGCTGACCCTGATAGCCGTATTAACAAATCTTTGCGGAAATGGGGTTGCTGACATGGTAAAAAAACCTTTTTGGGAGACTGACGCGCCAAAAGATGCTACATCTAAGCATCTGGACCATAAGCAGAAGGCAAAAGCTAAAGCTATGGCACGGGCAGCGGGTAGACCATATCCTAACTTGGTAGATAACGTCCGCGCTGGAAAAAAAGGGTCTTAACATGCAACCTATCGTTGTTCGCACTACAGATGCCACGGCTGGCACAACTTATAGCCGCCCTGTTCGCATGGATAGCTATGCCAACGCTCAGTCGGTTGTTCAAGTTGATGTTACCGGCACGGTAAACTTCACGGTTGAAACGTCTATGGATGACCCCAATGACACGGTTAACCCCGTGGCAGAGGGCAGCATGGTGTGGATCAGTGCTGTTGATACCAATCTGGTAGCAAAGACTGCGGATGCCGTTGGCGCGTTTGTTGTGACACCAACCTTTATTCGCATCAAACAGGTTTCCGGCAACGGCTCCACCAAGATGACGATTGCTCAGTTTGGTAACGCGCCATACTAAGGGGTTCAAATGGCCACGTCTGGAACTTATGTTTTCAATCCTAGCCTTGGCGAGTTGACGCTTTATGCGTACAACCTCTGTGGGGTGCGTAACACGGCCCTGCTCCAAGAGCACATGGAAGCGTCCCGCATGGCGACCAATATGATGTTGGCGCGTTGGTCTAACCAAGGCGTTAACCTCTGGGCGGTAGACTTGGTAACGGTTCCTTTGGTTCAGGGCCAGTCGGTATATGCTGTAGATCAAAGCACTGTAATGATCTTGGATGCCTACATGGCAATTACGGGCAACGGCCCGGAGATTGACCGCATCATTATGCCAATCTCTCGCACTGAGTACGCCTCTTATCCGAACAAGGCGCAGCAGGGCTTCACTACTGTGTTTTGGTACGACAGGCTGATTAGCAGTGACAGGTCGTCAGGTTCTGCTGGCCCATCTGTGACATTATGGCCTGTTCCTGACGGCCAAAGCGCACAGTATCTCAAGTACTACCGGGTCCGGCAGATACAAGACGCCGCACTGAGCAACGGCCAAACTGCGGAAATCCCGTATTTGTGGATGGAAGCGTTTGCCTATGGTCTGGCTGCTCGTTTGGCTGTTATCTGGTCTCCAGACAAGGCTGTCACGTTGAAAGCTATGGCTGATGAGTCCTACCAGATTGCTGCTGATCAGAACGTAGAAACGGCCCAACAGTATATTTCGCCCCAAATCTCAGGGTATTTCCGTTAAGGAGGGGTAAATGGGTTACGCCTCCAAAGCTGGCAGGGCCAAAACTAGCGCAACGAACCCACAGGCACATGCGATATGTGACAGGTGCGGGTTTCGTTACAACCATGTAGACCTCAAGTGGCAGTTTGAC